GTATTTATACTGCTAGGTGATAAGTATTTGATGTCATGCACCTCAAATGGATTGTTGCTTTTAATCATTAAGCATCTACATCAACAAAATCATTTACAAGTTTTACATCTTTCTCTGAAACTTGACCTTGATTATTTGCAATTATCTCATCCCAAGATGCTACAATTTTATCATTGTGTACCTTAATCCAATCCATAAAATCACCAAACATCTTATGGTCTTCATCTGTTATATCTAACTTGTTAGTTAAATCTAACTGCATGTTTGGAATATAAAATTTGTTACCTGAATTTGATGAAAACTCTTCTGTTTCTTCAAGGTTAATTATATGCTGTAAAGGTAATCTCTCCATCTTGCTAAATTTATTAAAGATATCTCCCATAGCTTTATAGGCATCCCTGTTATCTATCTCCCAAAGAACAGGAACTTTTGTTAACTTGTCTGTTTCTTTGCCATCTGATTCCTGTACAGGTGATAGCATTTCAACAACACCAAACACACATCTATTTCTTTTAATAGACTTAATTAATTCCTGCATCTCTTTTGGTAGAGATTGAAAGTCTTTTACATAACCTGCAGGTTTACCACAATTAAATGTACCAGCACTGTCCTTTAAATCTATATTTAAATTATCTGACATAATAGTTTTATGGTACACACCTTTTTTATCCCCCTCTTTTGCCTTATGGTTTTGTACATATCTTTTATACATATACCTTTGTGCAAAGGGTCTAAACTTTGCTTTCTTTGCAAAGTAATATGTAGAAGTTTCTCCTACAATTTCAAGTCTGTAACATCCACCCTCAATAATTTCAGTTGTTATTTCTTTACCTTTTGAGTTTACATCTTTACCCATTGTAGGTTGATGCCATACCCTTAACCTATTGAGTACATTAGTTTTTTTGGTTTCCCCTGTATTTGCAGACAGACCCATAGCTTTTGCCATGGCTGCATAATTTTCTGTATTTATTGTTACTAATTCATTATTCATATATTTTTCTCCTTTTAAAGTAAGACAGTTATATCACACTACATCTTTCGTGTCAAGCCAATTGTCTCCAATCTTTGCTTCTAATAATAAAGGTAAATTAAATTTTATATCAAACATATTATTTATTAAAGAAGTCATCTGCTCATTAGTCTCACGAATAATATTTAACACTATGTTCACCTCATTTGGGTGAACGTCTATAACTATAGAATCATGTACAGTATTTACCACACATGACATATGCTTGTCAAGTGCTTTGTATATATGTACTAAAATTAAAGGTACAACATCTGCTGTTGCAAAAGACTGAACAGGATAATTTTTAATCTGTGTAAAGTGACTTACCCCACCTGCTCTTCTTCTCTGCACATCAGGAAAAGAAAACTGTCTACCTGATGGTGTTGTAATCATTCCTGTTTTCAAAGCCTCTTCAGCCAATCTGGCATGCCAAAGTGCGATGCCTTCGTACTTTTCTGTGAACTGTCTATAATACGTTGCTTCAGCAGTTGTCCTCCCAAACCCCGTAGCTCCGTAGAGTGGGGCAAACGTGTGGGCTTTTGCTTCCTGCCTACTAATTTTTTGACCACCTTCAGTAATAACTTTGGCAGTGTAACTGTGAACATCGAAACCATTTTCTATCTCCTCTATTGCTGTTTTATCTTGTGATAAGTACGCTGCAGTCCTAAACTCTAGCTGTGCAAAGTCTGCTTCAAGTATCTTGCCACCATCCCATCGTGATACAAACACACGCTTAACAGGAAATGTACCACCTCTAGGCATGTTTTGCATGTTAGGGTCTGCTCCACTAAATCTTCCTGTTGCTGTTCTATGTTGTAGTAATCTAACATGCAACTTGCCGTCAGGCTTTGTATACATTCGTATGCCATCTACAAAAGATGACAAGTATGTATCAAGCGCAGACAACCTTTGTAAGTCAGTTAAAAACACTACTGCATCTTCCATATTATTTTTTCTTGCAACACTACGTAGTGTATCTAGGTATGTTTTGTTAATTGTAAATCCATTTGCACTTACCCATTTTGCATTAGGTGCTACAAACTTTAAACCTGCTACATCCCCTGTATCGTTAAATAAGTAACCATTAGTATCGCAATTAGTACATCTACTTGTTCTAGCATATAAACTACCATCCTTTTTTACTTTTCTTATGTATCCTTCTCCATTACAAACACTACACTTTACAGCTTTTGTTTTTCTTATAATCTTTGAATATGTTTTTACAGTATCTTTGTACTGTGTCTCAGGCATGTAAGGTGTAAAGTTGTTTGCCCACATAGCCTTATCTACAGGTTTTCTACTATAAATTACCCACGACATTTGTTCAGGGCTGTTTAAGTTTATAGGTGTATCACCCATAAGATATCTTACCTGTTTGTTTAATCTATTTTCTACTTCTGTCTTTTCATTTTCAAATTGTTTTTTAACATCGTCAAGTTTATCTAAGTCAACAGAGAAACCATTTCTATATATCTTTGCTAATATAACACATACATCATTTGTAAGATTTACTGTATTTAACAAAGGTTTATTTTTATCTTTTCTCAACCTGCTAGTTATAGATTGATACAGGTCTCTTGTAGCAAACAAGTCTGCCTTTAAATATTCTGATAGCTCATCTCTAGGTATCTCATCTGTAGCATAACCCTTTGCAAAATACTCCTTTAACGTATCTTCTTTTTTAGTATCCAAGTTGTATCTCTCTGCACAGTCTTTAAGGTGCAAAGGTTGTTTGATACCTCTCTGTAATATGTACTCGCCCAGCATAGTATCAAATACATCTTTATCATATTTAAAACCACACTCCCAAAGCCACATTAAATCGTAAGCTATGTTATGTCCTATAAGACATGTAGTTTTATCTAATGTCTCCTGTATATCATTCGGCTCACCTGTATCAAGGCTGTACAACTTATAATCACCATTCTCTTTTAAATAACCTACCATGACCAATTTGTTTGATGGTTCAAATGGGTCAAGGTGCATTTTACCATCTTTCTTTGTAACTGTATTTTCTACATCTAAAATTAATTTCATACTTCATATCTTCCTACTTGATAATTCAAATTACAGTGAACGACACCATGCCATCCTGTAAGTTTATTCTTTACCACATTTAAATGCCTTTGTAAATCCTCTTCTGTCTCATCCTGTCTTGGTGGGTTTTTAGCAATTAAAATCATTAGGTCTGCTTCTGCAGCCTTACCTGTTCTACTGCCTTCCATCATACTTTGATTTAACAACACCTTACCCTCTGCATCTGCAGATAACTGTGACATGTAAAACATAGCGCACTTGTGTTCCTTTGCAATCATACGAGCATGCACTGCGTTTGCCTTCAGTGCTTCATCAGTTCTTGCAAACCCACTTGTACGTGCAAACTTATCACCCATATCAAGTATCACAATGTCAGGACTGTATGACTTACACACACTCTCAACCCATGACATGTCTCTGCCTGTAGCATCTTTTATCTTTATGTTTTGTTTTATAGGCTCATACAAATCCCTAGCTTTAATTGGGTTGTCTCTAATCTCTCTCATGGTCATGCCTGTCGCTGCAGTCAAATATCTTGCACCAACTCTATGGCTTCCCTCTTCATTACATAATATGATACAACTTGCGCCCTGTTGTGCTAAACCATTAGGACCTGCCAATAAACTTGCGTGGAAAGAAGTCTTACCTGTATTAGGTCTAGCTCCTATCTCAATTAAGTGTCCTGAATTAATTCCTTCTACCTGTCTTGTTAGCGCAGGTACATTAAAAGACCAACGTGCTTCTAGGTCATTTTTAGCTAGTAATGTTTCTATATCCATATCATCCCACTCCACATTTAAGTTAGGTGTAAAATCATCTCCGTACATCTCTAGTATATTACGGATAGGTTCAAGGCTTGAATGTGAGCCGTTAACATAATCAAACCCAATGTTTGCAATATCTTCTCCTACAATCTGTTGGAACAACTTTGATAACACTTCCTGTGCCACATCCTCTCCAAGAGGCTGTTCATTTTTAATCTGTCTAAACAGAGAACCATATGCCTGTTTTTGTGCCGTTGTCATTGATGGATTGCTAGACATAAACAATGCCTCAATCTCATCAGGTGTAACAGACCTTTCGTACCTACTCATGGCTATGTCGATAGCCTTTTTTATTTTACGAGT